TCCACACTTTGGATATCCCCCTCCTACTGTATTCATTTGAAATTGAAATACAACCTTGCCTGTCATTCCAAATGTTGTTGTCGAAGAATCTGAAAGAGAACCGTCTGTACCTTTTACTTTTGTGTTACCTTCAGTCCAAACATTACTACCACCACCAGAATATCCTGGATCAAATGTTGTAAAGTTTTTAGTAGGGGTATCTATCATCTGATCACCAGAAGCAAAATTATTTTCTGTCCAGTTATGACCTTCGCCAGATGTATCAGTTCCAGCACCGCTTCCAGTTCCAGGTGCAGTGCCAAATGCCAATTTATATCCGTTGTCACCAAAAGTACTAGAGTATGCTTTTGGTATCCAACGGTTGGTACTTGTATCTAACTGTCCAAAATCAGATGCAGCTTTCTTTTGACCATCTATAAAAAATACATTTGCAAGATAGCCATCAAATAAGTCACCAGATGTTCTTATCCGTCTGCCAATATTGAAAGCATTAGCTTCATTTAGATTCATAGACTGAGAAGGTGATGGTTCTGTAGCACCTCCAAGAGTAGTAACTGTCTGCTCAACACCATTGACTTCAACTTTAACTCTTGATCCACTACCTGCCGTACTATCAACTCCTACACAGAGATGATACCACTGACTAGGATCTCTAAATGCTGCATTAGTTCTTATACCAAAACCAACACCATCATTAGGGTCAGCTATCCAGATTTGACCGCCACCTGTACTGATATTGATACCAATGTATCCTTCAGAACCATTATCTGTTCCTGTTGATATAAGATACTGATCACCTGTGCTACTACCAACTTTAAACCAACATGAAAATGTGAACTTAGTTGCTGCTGTTGCAGTGCCGTAGGTACGATTAAGAAAAGCACCGTCATCATCATTAAATATAATTGAGTTTTCCACATTCTCTGAATCTGTAAACGGAACAAAATCACCTACTCTTTGACCAGTTCCATTACCTTCATAAAGAGTAGCATCAAAAAAGTCTATTCCTTGAAACTCTGGAGCGGTTAGATTTTTAGAATTAAGCTTTTTAAATCCAGTCGGCACATCACTATTGCCAAATCCAAATTGACCAAAATTCCATTCGATAGTCCAACTAGTTCCAGAAGCTTTGCCCACCATGGCGAAAGGAATCATCACAGTATTTGCTGTAAAAGTCGCCGTTGGGTTAGTGCCGTTTGCGGGGTCACCATCTGTCCCACCGCTTGAATTAAACCAGTCAATACTACCATCACTTGTGTCAACCGATCCAACCCACACCTTGCCCGCATCAAGGTCAAAAGCTAAAGCATACGTACCTGACGACCCTAAAATACTAGTTACCGTTGTCGAACCTTTTCTAAATAATGCGTTTCGATGATCTGCATAAAAAATATCACCAGACGATGTAGTGGAGAAGGTTTCGCCGTCCCAATTATCAATTGGAGTCATTCCAACTTTACAATTTCCACTGGTAGCATTGTCTGTAAAGACCCACTGATAATAATATTTTCCAGTTGATACTGGCGGTAAAGTTCCAATTGCATCAGTCTGTTCGCTAGTTGAAACTATTTTTGTATTACCTACAGTCCATGTTCCACCGTCTGTAAACTTAGGACAAAGCACATTGAAGACTGGATATGACAAACTTGGAGTATGTTCTGTTTGATTCGCCGCTGCCATACTGGTAGCTGTAAAATCATTATTATTTCCACTAGTATCGTTTCCAAGATCAGAGCTATTTGAAAAGTCAAAAGAAAAAGAATTATTACCTCCAGTACCTGCAATAGTTGCAATGTCACCATCAGCTTTTGGAATAAACTGGGAGCCGTTTGTACCCAGTGTAAACGTATCTAAAAAATCTGTTATACTAAAATCACCTTGCTGAAATGACTTATCAGTTATCAACGCCGTTTGCGCCATATACCCAATCATTGTATTTGATCCAACGGATGATGGAGAACTAGAAATTACATGAGTAGCATTCCTACCCCAAGCAATATCTGCACTGGAGCCAAAATTATTACGGGTTGCGAAATTAGTTATTTCAGTACCATTTACAAAAATCTTTTGACTGTCGTTGTTGTTTTGTGAGGTATCAATTGTAACAAGAATGTGATACCAACCAATGTCTCGAAAAAGTTGAGTTGTAACTAGAATACTTGTTGAAGAAGCAAGTAACCGTAGAGTGTCATCTGATTGAAAATCTAACGCTAGATAATCATTTACATTACTACCATTTACCGCTAAAAGAAATTGTTGCTCCCCTATTTTTGTTCTTTGTACCCACGTTGAAAATATTGCTTCTTTACGACCAGAATCAGATTCTGCCGTATCTTGCGTTAATAAATCGCTAGAGTCAAACCAAACTGAATTACCAATTAATGAAGTATTAAATCCAGAATCGTCTGAAGCTGCTGCTGCTGCTGCAAAAAGTAAATTATTAGAAAAAACCATAATTAACGTCCATATTCATTTGTTAAAATTGCATGTATATTTTCACCAGTACTGTCACTAGATATTGATACAACAATATAATCTAATCTAGATACTGCTCCATTACTTGTAGCAAAAGTAGGAACACTAGCTCCAATAAATTTCCAACAAGTATTATATGCTAATGTTCCACTACCTCCTGATTGTACAAAGAAAATACTTCCTGTTTGTCCCTTAGTTGCGTTTGTTGGTCTAGCTAATGTATGTGCGGCTGTAACTGTTGTAAGAAAATTTTGAGCATTAGAAAAGTTTAATGAAACAGAAGTAATACCATTAATAGCTGTTGCTGATATAGCTGCTGCTCCTGACTTAGCTAAAAAGAATTGACCACCAAGACTTACATTACCTGTAATTAATGCTGCTCCTCCTATAGTAGCTGTACCTCCAACATTTAAATTTCCTGATACAGAAGCATCATCGTCAAAAGTAGCTGCACCTGTAGCTAGGAATGTACCTCCTATAGAAGTATTACCATTTACATCTAACGTGCCTCCGATAGTTGTATTACCGCTTACACGTACTGTTCCTAAAAATCCTGTAGCACCGCTAACAGTAGCTGTACTTAAAAGATTTACAGCACCTCCTATAGATACTGCTCCTCCTATAGAAGCTGCCCCTGCTACGGTAGCTGTTCCACCAATATTAACATTACCTGATACAGATACATCATCATCGAATGTGGCTGCACCAGTAGATATAAATGTTCCACCTACTGAGGTATTACCAGCTACATCTAATGTACCACCTACTGTAGTATTACCACTAACTCTTACAGTTCCAAGGAAACCTGTTGCACCAGATACTGTGGCTGTACTAAGAAGATTAACTGCACCTCCTATTGATACAGCCCCTCCTATAGAAGCTGCACCTACTATTGTTGTAGTTCCTCCTACAACTAAATTACCACTTACAGATACATTAGTTTTAAATGTAGCATCACCAGATACTGTAGCAGTTCCTCCTACTACTATATTACTAACAGATATATTACCTGTAATAACAGCAGGTACATTACTTAAATTAGAACCATCACCAAAGAAAGCACTGGCACATACTTTAGCATTGGTTGCTTGTACATTTGCTCCTGCTATTGTAACTGTGCCTCCAATATTAAGATTACCACTTACAGAAACATCGTCTTTAAAATGTCCTGCTCCTGCTACAGTAACAGTTGATCCTAGTACTGTAGCTCCTTCAAGTGAGGTAGCTCCACTAACTCGAACAGATCCCAAGAATCCCGCTGCGCCTGATACTGTTGCAGTACTTAATAAATTAACGGCTCCTCCAATTGATACAGCCCCACCAATAGATGCTGCTCCTGCAACAGTTGCTGTACCGCCTATATTAACATTACCTGAAACTGAAACATCATCATCAAATGTTGCTGCTCCAGTTGTAATAAGTGTTCCTCCTACTGATGTATTACCTGCTACATCCAGAGTTCCGCCTACAGTTGTATTACCACTTACTCTAACCGTTCCAAGAAATCCTGTAGCTCCACTTACAGTAGCTGTACTGTTCATCTTAACAGCACCTTCAAGTGATGTAGCTCCGCTTACTCTAACTGTTCCTAGAAATCCTGAATTACCAGATACAGTCGCTGTACTTAAAAAATTAACTGCTCCACCTACCGAAAGAGCGCCTCCAATTGTGGCAGTATTAGCTACAATAAGAGAACTAACCGATGTATCTCCAGTTGCTATAATACTAGTAAGATGACGCCCACTGCCAAAGTAAGAGCTTGCACATACATCTCCATTAACTTTTAAAGAACCACCTATAGATGTGCTAGAAGATACTGCAAAAGCACCTCCAACTCGTATAGCACTAGTAGCTACAAGTAAAGCTGTATTAGTTCCATCTCCTCCTTCAACTTGAGTTAAAGATGAAGATACTGCACCATTACCACTTACAGCTAGTTTAAGTAAACCTTTGTAAGTATCTGCTATTCTTTTACCTGTTAAATCAAAATCACTCATGCGCTATTCCAAACTGGTGAAACTACTTGATCACTCATATTATTGGGAGTTCCTTCCCAAAGTAAGTTTGCTGTATTCCACACTAGGTTACGACCTCCTGAATCAGGTCTAGGATTATTTATTTTTGTATCATCTCTTACATCAGGAATTTTATTTTGAGGATGATTCTTTAAATCAAAAGAACCTTCATAATCTTCTGGACAAACTAATAAACCAAAGCTATTAAGCTTCATTAATCTATGTGGATATCTAAAATTACAAATATCACATACTGCTAAAGCTTTACGATCTGTTGCCATTACACAGTCCTAATTTTAGGTTTAAAGAAAATACTTGCACGTTCTTTATCTTCTTCCATTGCTCGTAAAAGAAGTTCTTCATAGTTTCCTTTTAACATTGCAATTTTTTCATTTGGTACATTAGGTCTTTTCATTGCCATGTAATAAGATAAACCACAAGTCAACGGAGGTAAAAATCTTTTTGGAAGATCAGCATTTTGATCTGCTGATTTATTAACATCTTGTAACTGACTAATACGTTCTATCTTTAAAATGTCTGTACTATTATCAGGAATAGGCCAAATACTTAATGTAGGATTATCTCGATCTCGTTTAATAGTGTATTGAGTTGCCCTTCCTGTTTGTGTTTTATTAGGAATAATTAAAAATTCTTCAAATGAAATACGAGTTAATTGAAGATCAGTATTATCTCTATTAACTACTACTTCTAATGCATCTACAGTCGAACTACTTAAAGCATAAGATGTAACACTAGCAGCAACAGTAACGGCTGTTACTTCTGTTGACCATAGAAGAACACCTCTGTTCTGCCAATCAGTTAGCATCAGATTTATAGAACGTCTGGCAGAAGCAGGTTCATGACCAAGAGTATTTTCTCCTCCAATCATTTCACTTGCTTCTTGTATAACCTCGTCTATATCAAGGTTAAAATTAAATGTACCACTAGTTGCCATTATTTTTCCTAATAATAATTATATTAAACTTGACCACCTTTTTTGTAACCATACATTACACCTTGATTAACCATTTCTCTAGGAATTTTCATTTCAATATTAAAATCTCCACCACCACGCTTAGAAATTTTTCCTCCAGTTTTAGCACTTAATGTCTTTTTTTTCTTTTTTCCCTTATCTTCATAAGGATTTTTAGGTGTTGAAGGTAAAGGTAAAAGAAGAGAACCTGCTAGTTGTGTTTTTTTAGGTTTAGCAAATTTATCATCTAAAGGAACACCTACTATATCTCTATCTTTTCTTCGATATCTTAAATTTTTATAAGGTCTAGCTTTGCCTCCTAATCTATGTGAAGAAGTACGAGGTCTATATTTTTTATCAGCCATTTTAATTCTCCTTAATCATATAAAGATGAAACAAGATCGTTACCTGACATAACCTGTCCACCGCCTTTACGTTTATAAAGTTTACCACCATATTTTTTCTTAGGCATTTCTATTTTTTTCATTTCTGATTTACTCATGCCTTGATATACAGATTTACGATCTTTAACTTTAGGCATAGGAATGTTAATCTTTTGACCTGGACGAATTTTATTAAGGTCTTTAATTTGTGGATTAGCTGCTTTAAGTTTCTTTAGTGTAGTTCCTGCATCTCGCGCAATTTCAGAAAGCGTATCACCTTTTTTAACTGTATAAGACTTAGAAGAACTTTTAGCTTTTGCTTCTTTACTATCATCATCTATAAATGGTATTGCAGCAATAGCAGCGGCAGTAGCACCTGCACCTGCTTTTGTAGCTACCCTTCGACGTTCTCTAGCCTTTACACGTTTTTCAGCAGCAGCAGCAGTCTTACCTAATTTACCTGTTCCTCTTTCAGTAGCTACTGTTTTAAGTTGTTTTGATTTTGGTTGTTGTACAACAATCTGTTGTTCTTTATTTCCCTCTGTGCTTAACTTTCCTGTTTTAGGATCACGCTTTATATTTCTGCGTTTTGCTATTTTAGTGGCAGGTTTATCTTCTCCAGTTAATCTACGCCGTGCTTTTTTACCACTCTTAGTTGCTGGTTTAGGTTTAAGATCACGTATAATATTACTTATACC